GGTGTTAATTCCCCAGAAAATGTTGTCCGGCGTGCGCCACTGATCGCCCACTTCCTTCAGTTCATGGGCTGGTTTGTTCCGCAGTTCTACCAGCGCCTGGCAATATTTATTATTCATTAAGCCCCCACGTAAAAAGCATCCGCAATGTCTCCGGAAGTACACCCCGGATGGGCTTCAATGAATTTCTGAACTTCATTCAAAAGACTCATGATCACCCCCTGAATCCTTCCGGGATCTGGCTGTAGTCCACGTTGTCGTAACTGGCTTTGAAGTACGGGTCCTCGCGTCTGACTGCAGATACCGCAGGAACTTCCCAGGATTCTTCGAAATGACGATCCGGGCCAAAGAACGTGACAGCCTGTTTCACAAATTGTGTGCCGCTGTTACCCATCGCAGATACCCAGCCCGCGTAGCGTTTCACACCTTCCAGCATGGTTTCGGGGTTTACCCCCTCATTCAAACGGGCTTTCCAGGCTTTGAAGGCTGCAGATTTTGAATTGCCACCAGCACGTTTTGGATAGGCCAGCCATGCCTGCTCAAACTCCGGAGAGTATTCCGGTCGGTTTGAACGAACTCGCACAGACTCATCAGCAGATGCACCAACAGCTATTGGTTCATTGACTGGTTCTTTGACTGGTTCAAAAGAGTGACTGGTTCTGGGTGAATCTCCTGCACTACCCCCTGGTGCAACTCCTGCACTACCTGGTGAATTTGCTGCACCAGATAGTGAATTATTTGCACTACCCCCTAGTGAATCTCCTGCACCATCCAGATGAAGGAGATAGATATTACTTGAGTTACCTTTTTCACCTTTCCGGGTGACTTTTTTTACCAGCCCGGAATCACAAAGGGCCGCAATATGATTCATCACAGAACGTTTGCTAATCTCGCACTGGTCAGCAATATGCTGGTAGCTGGGCCAGCACTCACCCTGATCGCTGGCATTATCAGCCAGCTTGATCAGAACCAGTTTTCGCAATGGATTACCCACTCGAATTTTCATCGCTTTAACCATCAGCTCCATACTCATGCTGCACCTCCGAGATGCTTCATGTTTTTTCCGGAGCGAAAGGCTATAAGCGGCATACTGACGCGGTAATTACGGCCCAGCGGTTCACAAATCACCTTCTGACATTCACGGTCAACCAGGCTAACACGTAGAACATGCCCTGCAGGCGTGGTGTACCACTGACCGGGGCGAGGACAACGGAAAGTCTGATTGGTAAATCGTTTGAAAATATTCCGGATCATTTGCGCCCCCTTACCTCTGAAGAGTTCAGCGACGAATGAATAAGACGGGCAAGAAATGCCGCATCGTTAATTCGGTCATACAGACTTACAGCCAGCGGTGATTCAGCTTTTTCCAGCATGGGATAAAGCTGCTGCAACCAGACCTGATGAATTGATGAAATGTAGGAATAGAGAACGCTGGCGTTATGTGCAACGTCGCTCGGTACAGAGGGCTTTGAAAGCTGTTTCTCCATCTGGTTAAAGGCATTGATGTATGCCTCTTTGAACTGGGCAGCACGTTTGCCAGTGAAGCCCATTGCCAGGAACGCGAAGCCGTCGCGGGTGATGTGGTAGCAAGGAAGTTTGCGAGTACCGCCGTTGGGCTGGTGTACCAAAATTGATGTCTCCGCAAAATTGCGGGCACAAAACTCTGGAGAACAATCCAAAATGCGGATCTTTTTCAGAACATCGTCATGACGTTTAGAGAAGAAGTCAGCAACAGCCAAAGAAGATGTAACAGCCTGACCATCAACGATGGCAATTTCAGGTTGAGAGAGGGTTGGGAGAGTAGTCATGGTGACAGCCCCGGTAGTCAGTTTTTCAGAAAACTCACCACATGGGACGCCAATCACAGAGGTGGTGAGACGTACAGGGTTGGCGTTACCGGAGACTACCGAACCCGGCCCGACCGAAGTCGGCCCTGTACGCCCCACCATAATTTGGGCGTAGCAATGCTCATGACACGAAAAAACCGCATGAGCGCGGTTATGCTCAGTAATCAATTTCAGGACGCCAATCCCGGCACCCGCTTTATAAGGTGCCTGAACAGTGTAACGTCCCGGAATGGCAGAATCAATGTGCTGGTGGTCCTTCACACTCAACAAAATCACGCCTGAATTTCCACAAAGGACTAAAGCACTCATGCGGGTAGTCTTTGCGAAGATAGATAACGCGCTGTGTTTCTGGCTCCCAACGAATAACATGGACATAAAGCCCTCTTCCGTCACGAAACCAGCGGTTAAGTTCCTGCACAACTCGCCCCCCACAGTCAGGTAAAGTTCTCTGTGGTTACTTACAGCCAGGTGATTTGGTAATCTGCATTCATGCCGTAACAACAGGTGTTCAGCGACGCTGACCACCAGCTGTTGCGACAAACGGTTATTTGCCGTTAAACTGTTCATGCGTTAGTTTCTCCACAACCAGAAGCAATCGACGCCACGACGCCCGGAGCTGCACACTCGCGGGCGTTACTCTTTTCCGGTGCACAAAAAACACGAAATAACAGTGTTAAATGCTCCTGCCACTTCGCCATTACTTGGTAGCTGTTCTCTTCGATTTGCTCACGCTCAGCCTGGTCAATAACTCCATCAGCAGTTGCCTTGCGTAAGTACTGGGAATGCTTGCCAATCCATTCTATTGACTCCATCAGCCGCTGATTAATGTCACCATTGTCAATGTCATCAATGACCACCAGCGGCACAAACACCCCATTACTACGACGGGCTATTGCATCTGTTACATGCCTGGTACCACTGGCATCCTGTAAAACCATGGCCCACTCAAGTGGAAAAATTTGATCCCCACCGCTACGCAGTCTGTTATGCAATTGATCTTTTGCTGGGGTGATATCATCAGATTTATACAAACCAAGAATTTCTGCTGCTTCCTCATAGCCATGAGGTAAATCAGCAATCGTTCTTCGTATTGCTGCCACCAGCCATGCTGGTTGTTTATCAACTTTCCATTCAGGTTCTTTACCCACGGTTAATTCCTCATTTCTGTGGTGTTTTTATGCCGCAGCACTGTTAGTCTTTTGATATAAAGACACGTCAACTTTCAGTTTCCCGTTAGTAATTTTTTCTAACTGGTACGCTCGGCCTTCAGGAATAATCTCAGGCCACTCTGAAACAGACGGATGCTTAATACCTAGGGCTTCGGCGGTTTTACAAACTCCGCCGAAATAATTAATCACGTCGGATTTCCGCATTTCTGTCTCCCGTTAAATTACGTTAAGCAGAAATGTAGGATATCCAACATACTAATGTCAAGAATCCTACATGGGCATGTGGTAGGATTGCCTACATGATGAACATGAGTGATCGTATTCGCCAAAGGCGAAAAGAACTGAACCTGACACAACAAGCACTGGCTGATTTGACTGGTGTGAACCGTGTCACGGTTACTGGATGGGAAAAGGACGACTACCAACCAAATGGAGCCAACCTTCAAGCCCTAGCCAACGCACTTAAATGCGATCCTCTGTGGCTTGTTAGCGGAAAAGGCTCGCCTGAACCAAAGATAAATCTAAAACCTGAAATATTCGCAGTTAAAAAAGTCCCCCTCATCTCGTGGGTTCAGGCGGGTTCATGGACAATGACGGAGCCTGGTGTCAGGAAAGAAGATGCTGAAGAGTGGGTTTATACTACCGCCCTTGTATCAGAAATGGCATTTGCACTACGGGTCCGTGGTGATTCAATGACCAATCCCCTCGGCTCACCATCGATACCAGAAGGTTCTATCGTTATCGTAGAGCCAGATATTATTGATACAGAGTGTATTAACGGAAAAATCGTTGTTGCCCATATCAATGGTGGGCAAGAAGCGACACTCAAAAAATTTGTTGAGGACTGGCCGAACAGGTATCTCGTCCCACTAAATCCTAACTATAAAACTATTGAATGCGGTGAGAACTGCAGAATAGTTGGTCTTGTCAAACAAGTAATAATGGATTTTTGACACATCTTCCTCACTATCGCAAAACCGGGGTATCCCCGGTTTTTTTATGAGCCTATCTTTTTATGTAGGATATCCAACATAAACTCTTGACACTCACATGTTGGATATCCTACATTTGTTTTTAGAGTTGTGGTGAATGCGCAGGCTGATGCGCGAAAGACATTGCAGCTATTGCGGAAAAGAGCTGTTCGGCGGGGCAATTAAATGCCCGTGAGAGTCTGAAATAACCGCAAGCCGGAGATCATCACCGATCACCACAACAGCCACTGCTTTGGCGGTACCAGTTTGTACACTTGCTTCCGGCTGGTACCGCTCTTTTTACAAAACAGAGAAGAGCATCACCGGACGACGGGCTCATAACCCAATCCA